CTCGGACGGAATCTGTTGGCGAAGGCTCGCGGAAAGCAAAGAAGGCCTGACTCGAAACCGGAGTTTCGAATCAAGCCTTCTGACCGGGGGTGAGTAACGGGGTTTGAACCCGTTTACTACTCTCCCGTTTTGCCCCGGATTTCCGGGGTTTTCGCCTGTACCGCCGATACCCTCATAGGCTTGTATAGGCTCTAAAAGGCCTAGAGCACACAACCATGGTAGCGCCGAACTGGGTAACCGTAAACAAAAATCGACTCATCCGGGCAACCACGGAAAACCTGCCAGCGTCATGGGCGTTCAGCCGATGCAACCACGTGGTTGCGGTGCAGATTGGGTAACGGGGGCAAATCGCCCACCAGCCCGGCGGGGACCAGCTAACCTGTCGGCCTGCCGGGTTAGGGTGATCGGACTCGAACCAACCGCACTTTCCAATGGGGGAAATCGTGTACGAAGAACCAAAGGTCCCTGACTCGAACTGCATCGCTCGAATCCTGCTCCTGGCCAATCGAACCAGCGCTGAAAAGCTGGCTCGAATCTGGGGGTGTAGCCCGCGTGCAGCTGTTGCACGCATCGAAGGGCGCCATGCTCTGTCCGTTCGCGAGATCGGCGAGCTTGGCGCCCTTCATGGATTGACGCTACAGGGCATCCTTTCCATCTAGCCGGCGTTGCGCGCGAGCAGAGAGTTCGACGTAGTCGATTCCCAGTGCGCGCGCAATCGTCACGAATGCTGGAAACGGAATGTCGCGGTCGCCCTTCAGGTACCGGCCCAGTGTGCTGGTCGGAATACCTGCTGCTTTCGCCAGGTCGACGTGCTTCCATCCTGCAGCGGCGATTTCAGCCTTAATTTGAGCTGCAACAGCTGCCTGGATGTCTTTACCGTAGGTTTCCATATGGCAAGGATAATCACCATTTCGGCGCGAAACAAGTCATATCGGGGAAGAAATCCCCAAAATGACGAAATATGAGGTTGCCAAAATCCCCAAACGGGGATTACAGTATCCATATGGGAAACAACAGCACGGAAGAAATCATCCGGGCGGTCAACACCAACATCCTGGTAGAGATCACCCGCAGCGGTTCATCCAAGAACGCTATCGCGCAAAAGGCGGGCATCCCGGCCTCGACCTTCACACGGAAAGTTACCGGCAAAGGCAGCTTCTCCATCAAGGAGCTCGGCGACATCGCCGACGCCCTCGACCTCAATTTCCACAACCTGCTCCGCGTGAACATCTCCAAGGATGAAGCGATATGAGCAGGTCCCTCACCACCGAAGAGCTGGCGGAACGGTGGCAAGCAGATCCGATCTGGATCACCCGCCAAGCACGGCAAGGGGAAATCCCCGGAGCTTGGAAGCTTGGCCGGCACTGGCGGTTCCTCGAATCGGAAATCGACGCCTACGAAACAGCCAGAACCTCAAATAGCTTCTTTGCCCTCACGGCTCGTTCGAAAGCCAGGCAGCGGCAAAGCTGATCAGAAATCACCCCCCCTCGAATAGAAATGGTCCCCTCGCCATGAATTCACTAATTGTCCCTGGTTCCACCTGTCGCCTTTCGGCGTCGAAGGGTGCGACCGTCTGGGAAATCCAGCACATCGACACCAGGCGGTACGGCGGAGACAAGGACTCCGTGTACCTGTCCAAGCTCGGTGGCGACGGCTACGTCAACAAGTCCGCCAAGATCGACGACTTGCTCGACCTTGAAGCCCAGAAGCTCGAAGTCGGCCTGTACCAGGTTCTCGCTCTGCGGGACGAAATCCGCACTCGGACTGACGGCATCAAGGACAAGGCCCGGTTTATCACCCAGGCCGACAAGGTTCTCGAAATGACCGACCAGTTGGGCTCGGTCGCGGCCCGGCTTGCGGATGCCAACTATGCCTACTGGGACGGCATCCAGACCCACTACCCACACCTCGACACCAGGGAGAAGAAGTAAACCATGGCCACGAATCCAGAGAACTACACCGAACTCATCCAGGAATACACCCGCATTCAGGACAAGATCGGCCCCGACCTCGCCCGGGTAGAAGAGATCAAGAAGATCCTGAAGGGCCTGGACTACGGATCGCATGAAATCGCCGGTTGCAAGGTAACCATCGGCCGCAACGCCCGCCTGAACGCGAAGCGGTTCGAGGAAGCCTACCCAGTGGCGAAATACCCGCAGTACTACAAGACGGCCCCGGACAGCACCGCGATGAAGGACGAGCTGTCGCCGGCAGAGCTGCGCAAGTACCAGGACGAAGGTGAGCCCCGTGTCACCATCAAGTGATCACAAGGGCCGGACTCTGACCTTCCGGGAGCAGGACGAAGCGCGCCGCACCAAGACCATCCGACACACGGCGCTCACCCTAGCGGTTCAGTATTTGGATAGCTCGCGATGGACGAGTCCAGATGAAGCGGTCCTCGAAACCGCCGGGAAATTCGAAACCTACCTGAAAGGAGAGGAGGGAGAGAAGTGAAAACGGAGAAGCGCCAAAGCACAGGTGTCGACAACCCCACCAGGTACTGGATCTCAGCAGACCACCACCTCCGGGAACTCGCCGAAAACATCGGCGACACCTACATGGACCACATCATCGGAAGCATCGTCAACCAGCCCCGCTCCCAGCAGCGCCGGATCGGTCCCTCCGAAATGGGCCAAGACTGCTCACGCGCCATCCTCCACCGCCTCAACGGCGACCGCCCAGCCCCACGCAAGCAAACCCCATGGAAACCAACCATCGGCACCGCAGTCCACGCCTACCTCGAAGACGTCTTCGAAACAGCTTCGAAACAAGGCGAAATCGAAGAGGGCCGCTGGCTCGTCGAAAACCGGGTCACAATCACCCGCATCCTCGACGAGGACATCACCGGCAGCACCGACCTCTTCGACACCTGGCAGCGCGTAGTTATCGACCACAAGATCGTCGGCAACTTCACGCTCCGCAAATACCGCGCCAACGGCCCCTCCAACCAGTACCGCAACCAAGCACACCTGTACGGCAAGGGCTGGAAAGACAAAGGCCACGACGTTCAAATGGTCGCCATCTGCTTCCTCCCCAGGGAAGGAGAACTGACCGACAGCTTCATCTGGACCGAACCCTACGACGAGCAAGTCGCCCTCGACGCCATCGAACGGTGCGACCGGCTCACCAAGCTCCTTGCCGTCATCGGCATCGAGAAAGCCATCGAAATGTTCCCGCCATGCACCGACCACTTTTGCGACTGGTGCAAGGACGAGGACAAGCCACCAGCAGTACCGACCGCAACCGCTGTCACCGGGCTGATCTAGCCCAAATTTTTTTCACAACACGATCCCCATATGGGAAGGAATATCCCCAAAATGACACAGCTACCTTCAGCTGCAGATCTGTTCGCCAACGCTGGCGGATACGAAACAGCGTTCAAGAAAGGCACTCCCATCGGCACCGTCGTTGCCGGCAAGGTGACCAACGTCGAGTCGCTGCAGGTCAAGAACTACGAGACCGAAGAACTCGAATGGTGGGAGGAAGGCCGCCCGAAGATGCAGATGCGCATCGTCGTGCAGACCGGTGTCCTCGATCCGCTGGTCGAGGGCGACACCGGAGAGCGCGCCATCTACATCAAGTGGTGGGGTGATAGCCGTACGGGGCTCATGGACGCCGTGAAGGCGGCCGGTGCCAAGTCCGTAGAGGTTGGCGGAACGTTTGCCGCCAGGCTGATGGGCACTAAGCCGACCACGAGCAACACCGGCAAGGCGCTGAATGATGCGAAGATCTTCGGCTACCAGTACAAGCCGCCAGTGCAGGGCGTGGACTTCAGCCAGATGGGTGAACCTGCTGAGCCTGCCCAGCAAGCGCCTGTCCAGCAACAGGCAGCACTGCAGGGCCAGGGATGGAACGCTCCGGCTGCAGATCCGTGGGCAACTCAGCCAGCCCCACCGGCACAGCAGGCCCCGCAGATGACGCAGGAGCAAGCCGCCCAGCAAGCCTTCGAACAGGGCATGCAGGCCACCCCGATCCAGCAGGCACCACCAGCCCAGCCAGCCCCACAGCAGGCTCCCGCCGGCCAGCCTGACCCGGCAGGGAAGGCCCGCCAGCTGATCGCCCTGGCATTCCCGAACGACCAGATCAGTGCAGCCACCGGGCTCACCCAAGACCAGGTGCAAGCACTCCGCTAAGCACTACCAGACCGGGTGGGGCTGGTCCGCCCCCAGGAACCCCAGCCAGCCCCACCCAACCCTCTAATCCAAACCTGTTTTTAGAAAGCACTGAAGGAGTGAACCATCATGATTCCACGCCAGTCCCGTCTCTCGGAACGTCCAGACGGCACCACAGTCTCAACGAACGTCAACTACCACCAGCACGGTGAAGGAACCACCACCCAGACCGTCACCCATGGGGGAGACGAGAAGGTCTTCGTGCTCCGCGCCAAGCGATCCGACAACGGCGACTACCAGATCAACGTCGACGCCACTGGCGTGAAGAACCTGGCCGAGCTCACCAATGCGGTCATCGGATTCATCCACAACGTCGCCCACGACGTCGACGGTTCATGCGCCCTGACGAATCTCGACCTGCCGGATGTTGTCAGGACGACCCTCACCCCGGAAGGGCTCGCAGGCGCCATGCTGCTCGCCAACCCAATCCGGTTGGCCGACCAGCTGGAAGAAGCGCTGTCCCAGATCATCGAGCAGGCCGAGAACGAAGGGCAGGGACAGGCATGAGCACTTACTCATTTGTCGACACCGTTGAAGACGTGACCGGCCGCAGCCACGTCACGTTGACGAAGCCGCAAGAAGGTCCAGTCTCCCTGAAGGTCGTCCTACACGAGGACATCAACGAGGACTTCGACATCCGCATCCAGTCCTCAGGCATCGAGAACCTGCAAATGATCGGACTGATCATCCAAGGCATTGGCGCGAAGCTCATCGCCACCGCAGGCCAATACACCGAGGAGGACTAGCCATGGAGCAGGAAATCAAAGTCGGGATGACCGCCAAGCTGTGGAACGGCAATACAGCTGAACTGCGTCGAGTGGCCCTGGGCATGACCCCGGCCGTACTGGTCAGCATCAACCCAGTGTCCGCCGAGGAAGTCAACCTCCACCTGGATGCGTCGAGCTTCGACCACATCAACGAAGTCTACGAAATTTTCCAGATCATCACTGAAGGCCTCAAAGAGATGGCCGCCGGCAACACCGAACACACCATGACATTAGGAGACGAATAACCATGAACATCATCCAGGAACGCCTCGCCCAGCTCAACGCAGGGAAGATCAAGCTTCACCAGGGCGGACACGGCACCTTCGAATCAGGCCACTGCGCCATGGAAGTAGTCGCCTACCTCGCAGGCCTCGGCCACACCGACGCACCAGAATGCTCCTCGCCAGTCCTGCGACGGTACGTCATCCGCCTCAACGACCGGTGGGACGACGAACAGCGACAGAAGCTCGCACCCTACCTGCCACGCCTGGTTGGTACTGCCGGCGACGGCAAGGACGAGGCCCGCGAGCAGTTGGCCATGAAGTTCCTTCTTGAAAACCAGTTCGAGAAGCTGTTGCGGGCCGCTGGACTGAATGCCGAGGCGGACCAGATCCCAGCTTTGCTCGATAAGCCGTTGACTGAGCAGCGGGATGCACTTTGGGAAATGCGCAAAGCGACCTACCGGGCTCGTCGAGACGCGCAAGACAAGCTCCGCGCCAAGGTAAAGGCTGAGCTCGCAAAGCGCGAAAATCCCGCTGCCGTTGCCGATGCCGTTGCCGTTGCCGATGCCGCTGCCGTTGCCGATGCCGTTGCCGATGCCGTTGCCGCTGCCGTTGCCGCTGCCGTTGCCGATGCCGCTGCCGTTGCCGTTGCCGCTGCCGTTGCCGTTGCCGTTGCCGTTGCCGTTGCCGTTGCCGTTGCCGATGCCGTTGCCGTTGCCGATGCCGTTGCCGATGCCGATGAAGACCCGTGGGACACCAGCTACACCGCGGCCTACCGGGCAGCAAGAAAGTACTACCAGGAGCACCCAGAGGTTTACTCATCCCTGAATGAGCTGAACCTTCCAAAGGCCGATGACGCGCTAGTGCTGCTCGACCAGCTGATCATGGACGGGCAGGAGGCGAAGTAGCCATGCGCATCAGGAGCAAGCGCAGCCAGCACCGGCGCGACTTCCACGCCATCTATGAGTGCGAGCACTGCGGGCACACCCACGACGGTTCTGGATACGACGACGCGAACTTCCACCAGAACGTCATCCCGAACATGAAATGCGCCGAATGCGGAAAGACCGCCGGCGGCGTACCTAGCAGCAGCGCGAGCATTCCCGCTCACGTTCACCTCTAACCCCAGATCCGTCCCAGCCTCACTACTCCGGGGCTGGGACACCCAAGGGACCGCGCACTCAGAGGGCACCCGGGCTGCACAACCCGGGAATAGCAAGTGCAAATCTTGCCGGTTCCACAAACAAAAAATGAAACACACGACCAAGCAGGTGGGCACCATGACCAGCACCAAACACGACACGGACACAAGGTTCCTCCAAGACCTCGAAGTCACGCCGTCATGCCAATACGGGCACCCCGGAGAACTCGACTACCCAGGCGAACCCGCCTGCGACCAGCCAGCCGAGTTCTACAGCAACTACCACACCTGCCCCCAAGCACCACCCACCACCGGCGCAGGCTGCATCCTCTGGTGCGCCAAATGCCTCGCCAACAAAACACTCTTCCTCAAAAAGCAGCTCGACGAAGCCAGCGGATTCATCATGCGCTGCCGGTACTGCAAAACCGCACTGCCCGAACTCAAAGACTGGATCTGGGGCACCACCCCAATCGGATAAGGAACCACCACAGTGAACACCCCCGACCTGCACGCCGCCGCCCACGAGCTCCACCGTGCCGGCATCCGTGTCATCCCAGTCCGAGCAGACGGCACCAAAGCACCCGCACTCAAAGCCTGGCAAACCCACGCCACCGACGAACAAGACATCGACCAGTGGTTCCGCATCGTCCCCAGCAAAAACCGGTCAGCATTCACCGCCATGGGCATCGTCACCGGCACCCCATCCGGCAACATCGAACTCGCCGAAATCGAAGGAGACTACGCACACCGCGTCCCAGAACTCGCCGAACTCGCCCAAGCCTCAGGCCTCGGCGACCTCTGGGCACGCATCAACCGCGGCTGGACTGAACTCTCACCCTCCGGCGGACTGCACTGGGTATACAAAGTCATCGGCACCGACGTACCAGGCAACACCAAGCTCGCCCAAGACGAACCCCGAATCGTCGACGGCAAGCGCATCATCCCCACCATCGCCGAAACCCGAGGCACCGGCGGCCAATTCGTCGCAGCGCCCACCGGCGGGCACGCGCACGCCTCCGGCAAGCCATGGGTCCGCGTCAGCGGCGGCCCCGAACACATCACCGTCCTCACCGACGAAGAACGCGCTCAATTCCACGCTATTCTCGGCTCCCTCGACCGCCGCCCGCAACACGACACCACCCCAACGACTACCATCCAGGACGCCACCGAATGGGCCGGCGTCATGGCCGAGCTCGAAAGCCTGCCACACGGGCCAAAGCCCATCGAAGGGCAAACCCCAGGCGACGACTTCGAAGAGAAAACCAGCTGGGCCGACCTGCTCGAACCAGCAGGCTGGGCCAAAGTCTTCACCCGCGGCAACACCATCTACTGGCGCCGCCCCGGCAAGGACATCGGATTCTCAGCCACCACCGGCCACGCCGATGACCGCGACCGCCTCTACGTCTTCTCCAGCTCGACCGACTTCCCAACCCAAGAACCCATCACCAAGTTCGGCGCCTACGCAATCATGAACCACGGCGGAGACCACGCCAAAGCCGCCTCCAAGCTCCGCAAAGACGGGTACGGGGCACCACTGCCAGACAACACCCGGCCACAACCAGGCACCAGCACGCCAGCCCAGCCAGCCGCACAGGATAGTGGGGAACAAGGGGAGTGGGCGACCGGTGGAGCCACCACCAGCACCATGGTCCGCGAACCACGACGCTGGGACGACATCGGCCTGCGCTCCCACCAAAGGATCGCCGCCCGCCTCGCCCAATACGCTGACGGGAAACTCCTCTACGTCACCGGCTCCGGCTGGCACCAGTGGACCGGCACCCACTGGAAGCAGGACAAGCGGTCCAAGAAAGCCCACCAGCGCCTCGCCGAACTGCTCAAGTCCTGCTGGATCGAAGCAGTCGACGACAAGGACCTCGCCAACGACGTCAAAGCGTGCATGTCCGCCACCGGCACCAAAGGCGTCCTCGAACTCGCCTCACGGCTGCCGCAGCTCGCCGTCGACCACGTCGACACCGACCCGTACCTGCTGAACACCCCAGCAGGCACCCTCGACCTGCACACCCTCGAACTGAAGGAGCACGACCCCACAGACCGGATCACGAAAATCACGCGCGCCTCCTACAACCCGGACGCGAACAACACCCGCTGGACAGACTTCCTCAACTCGTCCCTCCCGGACCAGGCTGTCCAAGGCTTCCTGCAGCGGTACATCGGCGTCAGCCTCATCGGCAAAGCCGTCGAGCACCTGCTCGTCATCATGACCGGATCCGGACGCAACGGCAAAGGCGTCCTCGCCAACACCGTCGAATTCGCCATGGGCGACTACGCCATCACCGCCAACAACCAGATGCTCGTCTCTGGACGGTACCGCGGCGAATCCGCCGGCGAAAAGTCATCGCTCATGCGACTGCGAGGCGCACGCCTGGCCATCATGTCCGAACTCGAAAAAGGCTCCCGCCTCGCCGAAGCGACCATGAAAGCCCTTACTGGCGGCGACCAGATCGAAGCGAAGTTCATGGGGCAGGACGCGGTCCAGTTCGCGCCCACCCACAGCTTCCTGATGCTCACCAACGACTTGCCATCCGTGGACCCGACCGCCCAAGCAGTCTGGGCACGCCTCCGTGTTGTCCCGTTCGACATCAGCTTCGAAGGCCGCGAAGACCACAGCCTCGAAGACGACCTGCGCCTCGCAGCGGACACCGTTCTCGGCTGGGCTGTCGAAGGGCTGCGCGCCTACCGGAACACCGGCCTGGCAGCACCCGACGCAGTCCTCGCCACCACGGACAACTACCGCACCGACAACGACCCGCTCGCCCAATTCTTCGAAGACGAATGCGTACTCCATGCGGACGCGAAAGTGACCCGCATGAGCCTGCACCACGCCTACCTGGAATGGGCGAAAGAGAACGCCGCGGACCCCATGACCGCCCACAAGTTCTCGCCCCGCATCGCCAACGTCCCCGGCATCAGCTCCGACAAGGTGCAGGGCCACCGTCGATGGCTCGGAATCGGGCTGAAATCCGAGGACGGCGGAATCAGCAAAGACCCATGGGACCGCCTCCCGGACCCCGACCAGGACAGCGACCCGGTCGCCTACAAGGACAACTAACCCCCTGAAAGGAACACATGCCATGCACGCCACCGAAGCACCCGCCGTAAACACGATCCCCAGTTTGGGGGACATGTGCAGCAAAGACGACCTCCTTCACCTGTTTTGCCATGAGCAGCAGCACTGGTCCGACAGCCCCGACAATGTGGCTACCTCCCGGTGCGGCAAAACGAAGTCCGGCTGGAATTCAGGCTCTGGAAAAGACGTGCTCTGCACCGTCTGCCTCGAAATGTACCAATCGAGCTCCTGCGCCCACTGCACGCGTGGCGGTGAATCATGACCGCGCAAACTGTCGAACCAGGCACCCGGGAACGCACCGAGAACAGCGACCCGAACCGGGACCGACTGGTGCATCTGATCTGCAAACCGCAGATCCCTGAACTCGACGCAGGCCACCCCGTATGGACGATGTGCGGGCACTTCATCAAAACCGTCAAACGCGGCATCGGCAAGCACGAGGGCCTGCGCTGCATCATCTGCGAAGAACTGCGCAAAACCAACACGTGCATCCACTGCCAGCGGCAAACCAACGGAGGTAACTAGCCATGAACGCCACACCAACCCCACAACCAGGTCCCGGACAGTACGCCCAAGCGATCCTGCTGGCCGGCATCAAGTCCGCGAACTTCGACTACCACCGCGACTCCGAAGCGCTGCGCGCCGCGGTGAAAACAGTCGCCGAGTACGAACAGAAAGTCGCCACCAGCGCCCAGAAGTACTTGGAGTACTCGACCGCCCTGGCAGCCCTCGACCAGATCATGCCCGGCCTCGTCGCCCTGGGAACCATCCTCCCGGAGAGCATCGACGACATTGCCGAACTGCCGGAGCCCGGCCCGCAGCCGTTGGCCATGGACTTGCCAGCGCTGGCGCAGTTCCTCGCCCCTAGAACCATCAACCCTGATCTGGAGGACCAGAAATGAGCACCCGCACCCAGCGCCGCCGGTACTTCCTGCACGAAACCTTCCCCATCCGCGACGCCAGCGCCGACTTCATCCGCGCAGGCGGACTCGGTCTGGACGAGATGGTGTCGAAGGTCTTGGACCAGGCTGGCCGCCGCGGCAACCGGATCGACTTGGACAGCCTGAGCGTGACAGTGCAGGCCGAGCCGCTGAAAAACAGCACTGGCCCGCTGGTACTGGCTGTGCATGCCCGTGTCGACGCTATCGCGACGTTCCATTAGGCGGCCGGTCATGAGTACACCACTTTTCACGGCCGAGGACATGGTTGCCCTGGGCAAGGCGATGGCCGGCATTGGTGAAGCGTTCACCAGCATGGCCAGTGTTCTGGTGAAGGCAGGGGAGAGGGCCGCGCAGGCCAAGCCTGCGCCATCGGTTCAGGTAACACCCTGGCCGGAGAACCTTGCGTCCAGTCCTGGAGTCACCATCGAACCTCCAGCGGTGGCAGTCAAGGGCGACAGCAAATGCGTTGCCGCATCTGCTCCGTCCCCGGTGGCAGAGCCAGTGAAGCCAGTCTTCCGGCCGGCAGACGAAGCCTACTCGAAACTGCCACACTGCGGCACCTGCGACAGCCCCATGCGGCCAGTGCACGCCAAGGCAGCGGACTGGCCGGGAACCAAGGCGCGAGTCAACAAGAACCGCTGCGTCACCTGCTATGCACGCGAACGCGCCCGGGAAAACGGCGCAGTTCCGCGCAAGCCAAAGGAACTACCGGCCACGCCGCCAGCACCAGCCCCAGTGCCGGCACCAATCCCGACGCCAACCGAGCTGAAGAAAGCCCGCGAAGCGAAGGAGCTACAGAAGAAGCGTGAAGCCCTGAAAGCCGAGGCCCGGCACCAGGCCAAGGTCGACACGGCAGCCGAACGCGAAGCACGACTGCAGCGCGAGCTCGACAGCTTCCTGGCAGCACGACACAAGCGGGGAGTCCCACCCGAAGGCGTCGTGATGCCAGGCGAAATCCCGGATAAGCCGAATGCCAGCCAAGGCTAAATGGCAGGTCGGGGATCTGGTCCACCTCAAAGCCGACACCCGCAAACACGTCTGGCGGATCCATCAGATCAAACGCCCAGACGGACCCTACCGGATCATCCGAGAACACCGGACCACCGATTCACTCACCGGAGGCATGAACGCCTACCCGGAACAACTCATAAAGAAAGAAGGCACCCCATGAAATACGCAGCACTCACCGCCCTGGTCCTCGCCACCATCATGGCCGTCCTCAGGATCTGGACCGGCGACACAAGGTTCACCGGCACCGGCATCATCCTCCTGATCATCACCGCCGTCCTCACCCTCGTGACCGTCGCCCAGATCGGATACAAGGCCGAACAAGCCAAGCAGTCCAACACGCCAGGGGAGTGGAAATAGCCATGAAGAAGATCGACCTGTCGCAGCACACAGGCCACGAAAACCCGATGGAAGAAATCAGCTACGACGCGGCCCGTGAAGACCTCGCGCGCAGCTTCATTCTCGACAACTCCGGTGATACCGAGGACGCCGAGATCTACCGGAGCTCCGCCAACACTTACGCACTGCTCACCGTCGCCGAAGAGCTAAAGACTGCGAACCTGCTGAACTACTACGCCACCACCGGAACCAACATCTACAACGAACGGCAGCGCGAAGAGCTGACCAGGCGGCTGGGAATCCCAGAGACACCCATCGTGCCACTCTCCCAGGAGGCAGCGGCGGCAGGCTTCAACGTCGACGACATCGTTCCCGGCGGAGGCCTGCCGACCAAAGCAGATCTTGAAGCAGAGATTGAGGCCTGCGCCCGAGACCTCTGGAAAGCCGACCCCGGCAACAACACCTCAGCCCGCAGCTTCGACGAAGACTACCTCGAACGGCAAGACCGGTACCGGGCCATGGCCCGTGCAGCCCTCGGCCTCACCGACGAACCAAAGGACAAGAAATGATCACCATGACAACCACCTTCCCGACGGTCAATACGACCAGGCAACGCACCGGCAAATGCACCTACTGCGGCAAGCGCACGGTCCGCCGCCAGTCATTCACGCACACCATCAACCCGTTCAACCGCAACGAGGACGGATCCATCCGGACCCCAGAGGAAGTCCGGGCCTGCGTCAACGGCGAAGCAGACGCCTGGATCCCCGACTTCGACCACTACGCATGCAAGGAGCAGTCATGACCACCAAACGTGCAGCCAAATATTTGAACGGCGCAGACATCGGCAAGAAGTTCAGCATCAAAGGCTGGCCAACACCCCGAAAAATCCTCGACATCCGCCACTATTCCTCACGCACAGAAGTCTCCTGCTTCCACCCGGCAATCGGCGCAATCGTCCAGGCGCTCGTCTTGCCCGAAGAAGAAGTCACCATCTACACCCCGCCATCACCAACCACAGATGACCCGCACGGACTCAACACCAAATCGAAGCCAGCAACGAGTGCCACCCGGCATAAGACGACTTGCTCTGACGAAATGGTCGTCCTCAACGGACACACCTACCCAGGGACCGTAGCCCGCTGCGAAACCTGCAATTGGAGCGTTCGTTGGAGCACCCGAGACGGCAGCGCCGAGTCAGACGCAGCCCGCCACGAACGAACCCACAACACCGGGAAGGCGGACCAGTCATGAGCGACGACAAAAGCGAACGCATCCTCGACCTGTCCACGCCCGAGAAGAAAGCCGATGCCCGCGAAGCACTCCCAGCGCTCCTCATCGGCGGGATGCTCGGCAACGAACGAGCCTCCCGGGCCGCCGGCGAAATCATCGGAGACGTCTTCGCCGACGCGCTCAAGCCATCCATCGAAGCGCTGCAGCGCCTCACTGACAGGAAGGAACCCTAGCCATGGCGCTCACCACCGAAACCGCACCCATAGGCCTCTACGCCAGCTGCGACACCAAGGGGTGCAAGACCATGGCCTACAGCTCCTATTACGACCGGTACGAGGAAGACATCGACCTCACCGACATGCGCGCCCTCAACGAACGCGCACAGCACTCCCACCACGAATCCATCGAAGCGTTCAAGGAGCAGGGCTGGGAATTCGCACGAGGCCAATGGCACTGCCCACAACACGCCGTCCTGGAACGCAACCTCCGCGCCTTCCGCGAAGAAGCCAACCAACCCATCAAGCGCAGCGTCGTCACCACCATCAGCGAAACCCGCAAAGCACCCGCCCTCCACACGGCACGCCGCCCAGGCGACACGCCCCGGCCCATCCCCGTCATCAACCTCCTAGGAGACAACCAACCATGATCGCCAACGCCTGCGCCCGAATCGTCATCTTCCTCTACTACGCCACCCAAACCATCAAGTACCACCTCCGCAACCGCAAGGACTGAGAACAATGCCAACACCCAAGCACCCGCCCTGCCACTACTGCCACCACCCACTGGGCAGCCCCGGATTCAAAGCCTGGAACCCCAACCTCGGCTGGCACACCATCTGCATCAACTGCCGCCTATGGAAAGCCACCAAAGGCGCCAACATCACCCCAGCCCAAGCCCAAGCAGCCAACGCCTAACGAGGTGCCCCAGATGTCGCAACAACCCGAAACCCTCCGCGAAAACATCAGCCGCAACCTCTACCACCTGCGCCGGTACACCGCGTGGAAACGCCAGGGACGACCACGCCAATACCCAGTCATCCTCGACGTCACCACCACCAAACTCCTCAGGGCCTGCCCCCACGGCAAAGGCGCAATCGACATGAAAGGAATCCAACTCGACGGCTACTACATGGACACCCCGAACATTCTCGGCGACGACCTCTGGGAATACCTCAGCAGCCAATACCCCACCACCCGCGTCACCCACCTCGACACGTGCACCACCTGCCAGCAAGAAAGGACACCACGACCATGAGCACCGAATTCAAGCACGGCGACCCCTGCAAAACCTGCGGCCAACCCATGCGCGACAAGCTCTACACCGCAGCCCAAGCACCAGGCACCGTCTGCTACGGCGCGCAAGGCTACTGCTACACCTGCCGCAAGCACCACATCCGCGCCAACGGATTCATCAGCGACCCAGACCGGACACTGCGCAACCTCACCAAAAGCGCCAACCCGCACCCGCTCAACGAATACCACCAGCAACACCAGCTCCCCGCCCGCCCCGAAGGCCTCGACTACCAGGAACTGCGGCTGCGCACCGCCATCGAAGAGCAAATGATCGAACGCCACCGGCGAGGCATCCCCGCCGGCGGGCTCCTCCCTGAACAGCACCTGGCAGGAGCAGCACGATGAACAGCCACCACCTCATCGTCATTGCGCCACTCGCCGGCCTCCTGCTCGTCCTGGGCATCCTGGTCTGGCGCCACCACCACCGCACCCACCTCTGGCAAGCCCACTGGCACTGCCTCAAATGCGGGGCACACGACGGCATCACCGCCACCGACCGGCAAACAGCCGAAAACCACATCCACAACTCGGCGCTCAACCACAGCATCGAACACCAATACGGGTACGTCCAACCCAAGACGACAGCCGACCACCCGCCAACGATCCTGATCCGCGGCCCAGGCTTCGAACCCATCCCGCACCCACACCAGCAAGGAGAACCACGATGAGCGCGCTGCTAAAGATCTTGGAATCGCACGAGTTCGAAATCGATCAGGAAGACGGAAACCATATCTGCACCTGCGGCACCTGGAAGGAAGCGGACTGCATGGGCACCTACGAGGCTTACCTCGCCCACGTTGCCCAGGTGCTTGACCAACACATGCGACTGCGGGAAGAACAGGCGAAAGCAGACGCTCTGGCTGAATACGCGGACGCGATCCAACATGTTGACGACGTTATCCAGCGTGAAGCAGAAGCGGATGACCGCTGGACCGACTTCCAAGACGCTGAACGAGACTTCATACGAAACGACGTAGACGTGTCACGCGATTACTACACGGCCACAACCCACTACGCGCGCTACCTCGCCAACCGGTACAAGGCTCAGCAATGAGCCTGATCTTCGCCCTCGCCGCAGACCTCCACCGCCAAATGCGCACCGAATACCAAGCAGCACTCGAAGCCGAATTCAACCGCGCAGACAACGACTGCAACGGCTACCTCCTCAACCGGCTCGGAAAAGCCAAAGGCCTCACCGCCCTCGACCTCTTCACCGGATCCGAAACCCGCGCCTACACCTACGCCTCACCCGAACTCGTCCAATGGTGGACCACCAACGGCCGGCTCACCCAAGCAGCATACGAAGCCCGATTCCTCGCCGAACGCGGCGAAGAACTCGCCCTACCCGCCAACAACTACTAAGGAACCACGCCATGAGCGACCAGGAACGCATCGACCACGCGCTGCACCGCATCGAATCCATCATCAACGAAGCCCAGATGATCAAGCAGATCAGCATTCCCAGCGAAGAAATCCACAAACTCTTCAACGAACGCGCCCTTGTAGCCAACGAACTCAAAACCATCCTCATAGGAGCCACCAAATGATCCTCCCGGACCCCAACCAGGAACAACCCATCGACGAAGACCTCGCCCGCGACATCATGATGGCCGAAGCCGAACGCATCGCCAACGGAGAACGCATCGTTCTCGCCCGACTCGTCCGCAGAGTCATCACCTCCTACCTCGCCCGCACCAAATCCCTGCCAGAAACCGAACCACGATGGTTCGAAGGCAACGGAGTGCTGATCAACCGCGACGGCCTCATCATCTGCGGGGACACCGACGACAACGGATCCCGCTGCATCCGCGAAGAAGGCCACGATGACGGCTTCATGCACATCTACCGGAACAGGGAAATCGAGTCATGAAACCCATCGACACCCGAACCTACTACGGCACCCAGAACATCCCCGCCAGCACCATCACCTACGCGGCACACCACGACGCCCTCGACGAAACCATATCCTCAGCCGTCGCCGCCGCCATCCGCAACCTCTACATCAACGCCCAACAAGGCAACGAAACCCTCGACGCCACCACCATCAATATCCTCATCCGCTACCGCAACGGCGGAGACGACCTCCAAATCGTCAGCACCGCCAACACGCCAACCAGGAGAGAACCAGCATGAGCAGCCCCGCCACCCGACACCTCACCTTCCTCATCTTCTGGACCATCAACCTCATCAGCGCTGCCATCCGCTTCATCAAGTACCCAGGGTGGAACCAAGAGTTCGGAGTCGTCGGCAACATCATCGGCGGCGCCGTCATCTTCGGCCTGCTCTTGCTCTACGCGTACCTCGCAGCGGACCAGTACACCAAGTACCGGGACGCCCTCGACGAAGAATACGCCTACTACGACGGCGAGGAAACCGAAGACCAAGACCGGAGGGACTGGTAATGCGCAGCCACTACGACGACAAGGCAAGGAACTCCTGGGCACTGCCATCATGCCGGCCGCAATTCGACAACAGCGGGGCACCCACCGGCCACATCAAGCGAACCATCACCCTCTACGACCCCACCACCAGGCAACGCACCCAGAAGATCACCCTCACCCAGGCAAGCCCCGCAGGTGCCTGGTGGAGCGAAGATCTGGACGGCGCAATCAGCATCTGGGCCGACGGCGAATGGCGCATCATCGGCTACCGGATCGGCACCGAACTCCCCGCCACCCAGGCACCATGAACAGCCCCGAAATATGTGAAAGAAAAACCCGAAAGGGGCACAAGGGGCACTTACCGCCCACCACGAGCGCGCAAAGTGCCCCGAACGCCTGGCAAGCCGCGAAAGCCCCAAAAATCCGACAACAAGCCGACACCGGGCAAGAAGTGCCCCAACTGCCCCTAAAACCAAAGTGCCCCAACAGCCACGCAAAACTCCAAGTCAAAGCAAGGGGGCACTTAGGGGCACTCTGTCCCACTGATTTCCTATACCAGCAAATCAGCTACACCACCGGGCAACAAGTGCCCCTTGTGCCCCCAATAAATGAACGCCCTAATCAACCCCATAATCACACCATCCAATCAATGGATTCTCGCTACACGTGCGCGTTAAAAAGACTCCTAAACACCGTTCAGGGGCACTAGGGGCACTTCATGCCCAGTGCAAACACAAAAACAGCTCTCCCTAGAAAGACCGGGACAAAGTGCCCCAAAGTGCCCCCAGCCAAAACACCACACCCCGAAAACGTGAAAACAAATGCAGCAACCCAAGCTCTTCACCACACCCACAGCCCTCAACCAGCCACACCCCAACGGCCAAGGCCTCATCCCCACCTGGGTCTCCGAACAACTCGAACTCAACAAGGAACACGCCGCCAGCCGAACCGCCAAATACCACCACTGCCGGCACTGCTCCCAGCCAATCCTCACCGGCCTCGACCACGACACCTGCGCCCGAACCACCCACGCAGACCCCACACCACTCACACCGCAACAAGAGGCCATGCTCACCGTCATCGGAAGAGCCACCTTCACCGCCAACCCCGACCCGCCCAACGGCTACAAGCTCCACCGCCGAGACAACACCTTCGGACTCGCCCCACCCGAAACCGGATCACCCATCTTCCCCGAACACCAATGCGGCGCACGCTTCCCAGGCTTCGCCCCCAACCCCGTAGAGGACAACCACCATGGATGGCCAGACACCCCACCCAGTTTTTGAACACGAATACGACCTCGGAATCTGCCCCGGCTGCTGGGGCGACGGCTGCAAAGCCTGCGGACAATCCGGTGTCTTCGCCTACCAAATCACCATCCCAGCCCCCGCCATCAAGCCAGTCACCAAACGCAAAACCGGCAAGACCTACCAGCGCAACCCCATGCTCAACGCCAACGACCGCGACCACTGGCGAGTCATCTCCCCAATCCGCAAAGAATGGCGGCGACGCGGCCGAGGCTACGCCAACGCATTCCGGCTGCGCGAACTCGACTGGGAACGGGCACGCATCGACGCCTTCATCCAGCGCCCCATCAACAACCGATCCGACGCCGGCAACTTCTACCCAACAGTCAAGCCCATCATCGACGGGCTCATCGACGCCAAGCTCCTGCCCGACGACAACGACCTCCACCTAGAAGGCCCCTACCTGCACCCAGCACCCAAAGGCCCCTACGCCGTCATCCTCGTCATCACACGCCTGGAGCCAACCAAATGAAAACCACCACCCAGCACCTCGCCAACCACGCAGCCTGGCTCGCAGACATCTGGCCAGCACTCCACGAATCAAGACTCAAAGGCACCCCACGACGCTGGCGCCAACACGACGCCAATCCCGAACAACCACCAGAAAAACCCGGAGCAGGCACCGCAGCACCACTGCATCTCGACGTGCTCGACCTGCTCAGCAGCATCGAGGCCACAGCCAAGCGCATCGCCACCCTCATCCAAGCCACCGGAATCAACGCCAACCCCGAGAAGGACACCCCGCAATCCAACCTCCGCTATATCAGCAGCTATGCCCAGGTGCTCCCCGAAGGCTCCAGCACCGCAGACTGCGAGATCCAGCTGCGCACCTACCGCAACAACATCAACAGCCAATGGGCCGAAGTGATCATCGGGCAGCGCATCAAAGCACCCTGCCCATGGTGCAACCAGGAGAAGCTGAAGATCCGCACCATCGGACCAGCCCACGCACCCGAACCAGTCGTCCGCTGCGAATCAATGGCCTGCGAACCACCCAGCGCAGACTGCGGCACCTGGTTCCGGGGACCATGCTGGCCCATGCACGAATGGCAATGGCTGGCAGGCCGAATAGACCACGCACTAGAAGCTCATGACTAGGCACTACTCGTAGTTGCCCACAGCCATGTGATATTATGTAACCAAGGTTTGCAACTTTTTGCACCCAAAAACAGGTTTGACAAGGCCCTCAGCATCACTGCTGGGGGCCTTTTCTATGCCCGAAACAAGGCGGCAACCATGGCCCAAAGCATCCCCAAGCGCTGCACTAGATGTAGTCAGATGGCCACCAAAGGCGGACGCTGCGACGACCACCAGGTCAAGCCATGGGCCAACGCCAGCGCCAACACCCAGGCACTCACAGGCAGGCAGCGATCACGCCTGCGCGAGCGCATCATCGCACGCGACGGCGAATGCGCAGTGTGCGGCTCGGTCAACGACCTAGAGGTCGACCACATCATCGAAGTGACCGACGGCGGAGCGCTCGAAGACGAATCGAATCTTCAATTGCTCTGCGTCCGGCATCACGAAGAGAAGTCCAAGCAAGCCAAGGCGGCGAGGCGAAGCCGACCCAAGGTCTACACGGTCGTCCGCAAGAGGCAATAAGTCCAACGCCCAACAGTAATTCCGAGCCAATCCGGCATCGGAAAACGCGATTTCATCCACATTCTGCACGAACTTTGAGAAACGCCTAGTCAGCATCCGGTTCTGAGCCGGGAGGGGCGTTCAAAAGTGTAGGATGTGGAGGATGCGGGCGCGCCGCCGGGCAAAGGCGTAAGAAATCTCAGTGTGGAAAAATTTTGCTTTTTTGACCAATTTTTCGATCAACCAAGGAGGTTGAAGGCAATGGCAGCGACAGCAAACGCTGGGGGACCGAAGCTCCCTAACCACCTTCGGCTTCTGAATAGCCGAGACGAGCGCAAAGACGGCACGCCAACAGATTCAGGTGGTCGCCCCATTGTTTCAGGCCCCAACTTCGAGCGCAAGGCACCCGAGAAACCAGAATGGCTTTCTCCGGATGCCGAATGGCTCTGGGACCAGGTCGTAGAGCAGATGGCCACCATCGGGATGCTCAAGCCGCTCGACGGTCCGGCCCTCGAAATGGCCTGCGAAACTTGGGGCCGGTGGAAGCAGGCGCTCGAATTGCGGCGCACCCAGGGCGCAACCATGGAGACCGCCACCGGAACCCGGGCTGCCCCATGGGTCGGCATGGAGGAACGTGCCGGCAAGGAATTCCGCGCCTGGTGCTCAGAGTTCGGATTCACCCCTGCAGCGGAGAGGAATCTCGCCAGCCAAGGCGAAGCCGGTCAGGATGACGACAACCCCTTCTAGCGGGTTCATGCACTGCACGACCGGAGGTACGACATGCCGACTGGTCGAAAAACACGCACCACCCATTCCAGCGCAGCCACCGGTGAAGCCTTCGGGCTGCCGTCACCGGAGGAACTGCGGCGCCTGAAGATTTCTCCCGAGGTTGCCTGGTACATGGTGACCCGCGGCTTCGAGTTCCCTGCCCATCCGCCGATGATCAAGACCCCGGAACCGGGCGAGCTCATCGAGGAAGCGCAATTCAGCCCGGAAGCGGTCGACAAGGTCATCGCCTCGTTCAAGGTGCTGCGCCACACCCAGGGCAAATGGGCCGGCCAGCCTCTGATCCCTGACGGCTGGCAGGTCGCCTACATCCTCGCCCCCATCTTCGGCTGGCTGCAGAAGAACGAGGACGGCAAATGGGTCCGCGTCATCTCCACCGGTTATGTCGACGTGCCCCGCAAGAATGGCAAGTCAACCATGTGTGGCGGCATCGGGATCTACCTGACCGGCGCGGACGGTGAGCCGGGCGCGCAGGTTGTTGCCGCGGCGTCGACTCGCGACCAGGCCGGGTTCGTGTTCGGGCCAATCAAGTCCCTGGTGGACAAGGCACCGGGGCTCAAAGGCAAGTTCATCTCCTACACGGGGCAGGTAGTCCACCCGAAGTCGGGCAGCTACTTCCGCGTGATTTCCTCGGCGGCCGACGCACAGCACGGCGCGAACCTGCACGGCGGCATCATCGATGAGCTGCACATCCACAAGACCCCGGACCTGGTGAAGACACTCGAAACCGGTACGGGCTCCCGCGACCAGCCGCTGATCATGATGATCACGACAGCCGACGACGGCAAGCCCGAGACGATCTACGCTCAGAAGCGCAAGTACATCGAACGGCTCGCCAAGCATGTCTTCGAAGACGCCAGCACCTACGGCGTGGTGTTCGCGATCCCTCAGATGGCTGATCCACTGGATCCGGCTAACTGGCCGATTGCCAACCCGGGATACCCCATCTCGCCCACGGCGCCCTACTTGGCCAAGGCTGCCAAGCTGGCCAAGAACAGCCCTGCAGAGCTGGCAGAGTTCAAGCGCCTGCATACCGGGCAGCGGACGAAGCAGACCACGGCTTTCCTCGCCTTGGACGAATGGGACGGCAACAAGGGCGACCGGGTGTTCGAGGTTTCCATGATGGGCCGCGAAGCCTATGGCGGCTTGGACTTGGGCAGCGTTTCGGACTTGACCGCCCTGTGCTGGTTGTTCCCGCACGAGGACGAACCGGGCTTCGACGCGATCTGGCGTTTCTGGACACCGGAAGCGAACTTGGATGCGCTGGATGAGCGGACGGCGAAGGCCGCGAGCAGTTGGGTCGACCAGGGCTGGCTGACGCTGACCCCGGGCAACGTCACCGACTACGACTTCATCAAGAAGCAAGTGCTCGACGATATGGACATGTTCGATGTCGTGTCGATTGGCCTGGACCGGTGGAACGCAACCCACCTGGCCAACCAGCTGCTCGACAATGGCGTCCCTCTGGTGGAGGTCGGCCAGGGCTACCAGTCGATGTCGCCGGCGCTGAAGGAAGTGAAGCGGCTGATGAAGCAGGGGAAGCCTGGCGCGGAGAAGCTGCACCACGGCGGCAACCCTGTCATGCGGTGGAACGTGGACAACTTGGCTGCGGCGATTGACCCGGCTGGCAACGTGAAGCCGGACAAGAAGAACTCAGCGGACAAGATCGACGGCGTCAGCGCATTGTGCAACGCCATGTACGAAGCGTTGCAGGCTGGCCTGTGGCCGGATAACGACTATAACGGATTCTCGTTGCTCGACTAGGAAAGGGGCCCATGATGCGGCACGGCAAAAAGTATCGGGTGAACCTGGTCGACGGAACCGCCATCGAGGGAGTGCTCCGGTTCTCCTGGTGGTGGAGCTCGTACCGGCTGGTCGACTGCTCTTTCACCAACCAGCAGGGCGAGACCATCGAGGCAGACGGCTACTTCATCGTCCCCAAGCGCAGCATCTTGCATGTCCAGGGGGTGAGTGACTGATGCCTGTCATTCGAGCAAAGGCCGGCGGCCTGGTGACCATTGGGAAGATCGGCGACGGCTACCCGCAGCTGACCACGCAAGGCCAGCCCTGGTCTTCGCCTGACGCCGGAGTCCGCTTGCTGGACTACATCGGAGAGCCTGCCCGAGACCCGTTGAAGCTGTGGAAGTCCCAGCCGGAGCTGCGCAAGGTCGTGGACTTCGCTGCACGCCAGTTCGCCTCGGTCTCCTGGCACCTGTACCAGCGCAAGGGCGACAACGACCGGATCCGCATGAGCAATTCGAAAGCCGAAGCAATCTTCGCGGATCCATCACCCCATGTCACTGGATTCATGCTGTTCCACAGCCTTGCAGTGGATGTGATGATCTACGACATCTGCTGCGCTGTCCTCATGGATGACGAGCTTGTCCGCATTCCACCCGGCCTGCTGAAGGTCAAGTCCGATGGGCTTGGCCGGGTCACCGGGATCTGGGTGACCACAGGACAGGATGACGGCATCGAGATTACTGATGCGCCAAAGATTGCGACGTGGGGCTGGCACCCTACGAACGCCGGCGGCATCAGCCCCATGTACACCCTGGCAGAGAAGCTGGACGAAACTCTCCAGTCGGTGATTTGGCGCAAGGCCCAGTGGGAGCGGTCCCCGAAAATGTCGGGTGCAGTTTCCCGGCCGGCACAGGATCGGGCGTGGACGGACGCGCAGCGGAACCGCTTCAAGGAAGACTTCAAGCAGTGGCAGCAGGCCAACATGGGTGGCACCCTGCTTCTTGAAGACGGCATGACCTACACGCCGCTGACTTCGCAGGTACGGCCCAAGGACATGCGGGACATCGAGGGACGCAAGCTGACCGGCGAGGAAGTCGCCAGCGCGTTCCACATCCCTCCGGAGCTGGTAGGCGCCCGCGAGGGCAACTTCGCCAGCGTGGATGCTTTCCGGCAGATGTTGTTCGGGCCGACGCTCGGCCCGATGTTCCAGCAGTTCCAGCAGGCCATCAACCAGGGCGGCATCATCGAGTCCACGGACACTGGCAAGGACCTGTATCTGGAAGCGAACCGCGAGTCGGCCATGGCCGGCAGCTTCATCGAGCAGGCCCGCTACTTCCAGACTGCTACTGGCGGTCCAGTCATGACCCGTGCTGAAGCTCGTGCCCGGATGAACTTGTCGTTCATCGAGGGCACGGACGAGCTCATTGTGCCGATGAACGTCACCGAGGGCGGGCAAGCTTCCCCAACTGATTCTGGTTCCCAGAATGAGGGCGGGGACAATGCGGCTCCGGAAGAGCGCGAAGACCAGCAATAACCATTCAAAACCAATATTTAGGCGACTCCTTCGGGGGTCGCCTTTTTTGTACCCGGAATAGGGGGTGGCGACATGGCCACTAAAGCACGGCAAGTGCAGAAGCAGTTTGCGGCGAAGGTCAGCCTGGCTGTCCCCGCCGAGGGCGACGGCGGCGATCCGGAGGGCACGTTCGTTGCCGTCGTGTCGCTCTTCGGCAACGAGGACGCATACGGCGACATCGTCGAAAAAGGCGCTTTCACCAAGACCCTGGCCGCGTGGATCGTGAAGGGCAATCCGATCCCGGTCATCTGGTCCCACAAGTTCACCGAACCGGACAACTTCCTTGGCCACTACTCGGAGGCGGAAGAGACCGACGAGGGCCTGCGCATGAAGGGCCACCTCGACTTGGACCACCCGCGTGCGGCCCGCGTCTACCAGCTCATGAAGAAGGGGCTGATAGGCGAATTCTCCTGGTCTGGCGAAGTCACCGATTACGAGTCCTTGGACCCGGACGACGACTGGGGCTGGGGCCCGATGCGGATCAAGGAAGTCGACCTCTGGGAAGCAGGCCCTTGCTTCAAGGGCGCCAATCCCGACACCGAGCTCGTGTCCGTGAAGTCCTCCGGCGAAATCACCGGCGAGCTGTTCCGCGCCAAGGCCGGCCGGGTCCTGTCCCAGAAGAACCTCGACGCCCTGAAAGACGCGCGGGACGCGATCAACGAAGTCCTGAACTCCGCCGAGGAAACCCCCGAGCCCGAAGCGGCAGAGACCGCCGAGGTACCCGAAGCCGAGAAGTCGGCCCCCATAGATGTCCAGCGCGCCAGCGCTGAGACCCGACGCGCCTTGTCTGCGGCAGTAGCCCTGGGCGCGTCATTCAACTAACCGAAAGGAAGATCCACCATGGATCCGAAGGAAGAACTGCGGCAGCTGGCGCTCGAAGCCAAGGCACTGGCCGCGAAAGCACAAGGCCCAGACGCTGAGTGGACCGATGCCGATGACGCACGCGTCACCGAAATTACCGAACGCCAGAAGGCGCTGACCGCGATCATCGAGCGCCGTGAGCAGGCCGCTAAGTCGCTGGCCAGCTTCGCAGCTCCGGAGAAGGAGCAGACCAACGAGGACAGCAACCCTGGCGTTGCCAAGTCCGGGACTCTGGGCCAGCAGTTCACGCAGTCCGCTGCGTACAAGAACCTGCTCGAAGCGAACCCTTCGGGATTCGCTAAGGGTGCACCGATCGATGTCACTGCGAAGAACCTGCGCACCAGCCGCTACGCCGGCAAAGCCACCCCGCTGACCACGACCGCCACCGGTAACGCTGCGGCAGTGCGGCTCTCGGACGTGGATGACCTGGTCTACCGCCCGCGCCGCACCCTGCTCGACGTCATCACCAAGGGCACCACCGGCCTTTCCTGGGTCGAGTACCGCCAGGTGATTTCGAAGACCAACAACGCGGCAATCGTGCCTGAGGCTTCCACCACCGACCCGATTGACGGCACCACCGTCACCGCGGCCGCCGGCGGACTCAAGCCACTGTCGACCCTGACCAC